TGGCGTTCTGTCTGTGAACGACAACGCTGAACAATCCCCGGTGATATAAACATTCCCAGTTGGCAACAACTTCAATACAACGTCAGCTAAAGTGTTGCTATAAAACCACATCTGGTCAGCATTACCACCGCCAAGTCCTGAACCATTGATAATTTGCTGCCAACCAATTGTCCCTACATCCCATTTATACTTAGCCTGGGCTGATGCGCCAGTACTAGTATTCGTGAATTGGAAATTGGCTTCATCATTGAGGTTGGCAGATATAGTCAGGAATTCGCCAGCGGCTGCAACATTTATCTGAGCCTTTGAGCAGTGGAAGGCATCATCAGTCTTGAGGATATCTGCCGCTGAACGGTAAAGTGTAACATCTGAGCCTAGAAGTAAACCACCAACTGCTGTGCCTGCTGTACTCGTTAGATTTAAAGCGGAAGCTGAACCTGCAGCTAGCTTGATTCCATTAGTGGTATCAAAAACCATAGATGCCGAGTCAATTAACTTTCCACCAGTTGTGGAGTATGGAATACGAGTAGCTGTTAGGTTAGAGAGCGAAAGACTAGCAAAGGTAGGGGCGGAGGTAGTGGCAATATCCTGGGTAGTGTTCAGCTGATTCGCTGTAATCTTTAGGTTAGTGGTGTTGTAGTCTACCGCTGCCGTGGGGTTAGCGAAGACGAGACCATCACCCCAAGTTATACCAGTTCCCAGTGAGAGTGAGATACTAGCAGTGCCAGTGAAGGTGGTGAAAGCCGAAGCGGTAACAGCACCAGTTCCTATCAGCAGACCATTAGCTGGGATAACCCCGTTATCCCTAACTTGTAGGAGTACATCCGTCCTCGAACCTTTCGCTGGATAGTCCGAGGTATAGTTCGTCGAGTCTAAGTCAATCACGGCCCACAAGTATCCGGTACCAGTGGTATATGCAGAGAAGTCTATGGTAGCGTTAGCTGTCGTGTCAAAAAGCCAGACCTCTCCCGCATCATCTAACATCATCAGACAGAACGGAGGATAACTTGTCCCTGTTGGTAAATCAGCAAAGACTAGCGCTCCACCACTAAGGAATCCCTCGGCATTATCATAAATGCGGTAAAGTGACCGAGCGATAGCAATCTTCTGGCGTATAACCTGATTAAGGTCGGACGCGATAACAGTATTATCCGCAGCTGATGTAAGATTAAGTCCTATCCTAGTTGAGTATGCCATTTTATACCTCGTCTGGTCCTATAGATAGCCAATTCCTAGTGATTATGGTGTAAATGAATCCCACGCTGTCAGGTCCTGCTGAGAGTCATTAGTCGTCCATTGGGACCAGGTGGCTGTAGAATAGTCCCACATCCCCAGCTCAACATCTCCAGTAGTCCGTTCCGTGATATAGAGTGGCAGTGGGTAGTCTTGGGAACTATTAAGGTAAGGACCCTGCCAATCCTCCGTCCACCCCGTCCTGTAATAACCCGTTAAGGTGGAGGATAGAGTACCTGCGGTGGTTGAGAAACCAGCTATAATCTCTGCCCCATTAGATAGTCGGAGCTTCTGGATATTGTGGAGGTTATAGTCCCCAACTTGGGTGTGATATTCTGTAAAGGTTCCCCCTAATCTGTCGCTCCCTTTATAGGAGAAAAAGTCTCCATCATTAAACCAATTCACAACCCAAGTACCATCATCGTGCTGCCATAGCCAGGGCTCCACATAGCCACCACTTATAGTGGCGATGGTTGTTGTACTCCCTAGACTGTTACAGAAAGCAACAGCGGTAGTTGAACTGGTACCATAATCTGGGTCCCCAACTACCCCACATGCACCTAGGTCAAGACGGCCATCAAAGTAGAAGTCAGACATCGGGAAGGTGTAACGGTATGATGTAGATAGCAGGTCATCGTTTGCCCAATACCTCAACTGCTTTAAGTTCTCCGACATATTGTCCGTGTAGGTGGACGAATAAGACAGGGAGGTAAAGGTGTTGGATATATTAGCGTCCCACCGATTACGATACCCAAGGACAGTGGGGGTACGGGGACCCTTAGCTAGTAGTTGGTGGTCTACCGCACACTGGGTGAAGTTATTTCCGAAAGTGTCGATGGAGTACAGAGTAGTGTATTTCTTCCCCCACTGGTAATCATCCCAAGTAGCTTGGTCCGTTGTGTTGTCCTGCGCCAGGAACTTAGGGATAACATTAGCGCTCCCTTCAGTGAATCCCGTCTTAGCTACCCACTCGGAGTCCTCACTTTGACGAGAGAAGAACTGCAACACATTACTACTACCTGAAATAATACTGCGGAAGACTGACTCCGCCCCAGTTGGGAAACTAGTGAACCCTCGCCCTGGGTACATAGACGGAAATTGGTAAGTCTGACTCCATGAACCTGAGAGTGGAGCCACGAGGCTACCCTCGGTATCAGCCACCACCCCGTCCTGTAGGTCTACTAAGTGAGCTCCACCACTGTACCAATAACCAGTCTTCAATATTGCAGGGTGTGATAGCCGGTTATCATAAGTAACCGCTGTATTAACTTTAGTTAAGTAAGCACTATCATCTGTCGGGGTATACCGTGACCATGTAATTGAATTAATCTGTGCAAATGTGTCACCGTACCAATAAGAAGCAGACTGTGTCCCACCAGGGTAGACTAATGATTGTCCCCCCTGATTGAAGATTGAAAGATTACATGAAATGATGGAGAGGTCCGGCTGCAGTTCGTGGATACTTCCCTGGTCCGGAGTCAGTGGTACTGTCTCGGTGCCAACTAATCCCCAAGGTATGAAGGAATCACTATCCGCTAAGTCCGGGAACAATTGAGTAGTCAACGTCATACCGTTGCAGCTTATAGTAGTGTTGTTCCCATCAATGTATAAAGTCAGTAGGATATTATCATCTGACTCTGTCCCAGTCACAACCTTCGGGAATTTATATCCATACTGCGTCAGGTAGCCGTAGGGGTATGGACTGTTCGCCTGCTGCTGGACCCCTTCCCCAGATAAAGGCCAAACGGCCCTATCCATGTACAAGGGTCTACCCCAACCTAAGTAAGCCCCCGAGGCGTCAGGAGTCAGTGTTATACCAGGGTTAGATTGAACAGGTGGCCAGTACTTAGAGCCAGCGGCGTAGGTCATCCCAAACTTACCACACCCATAGGTGACCTGCAGACTCTTCCCTTGGATAAAGAATACCCACTCAACTCTAACGATGTGGTCACTAGAGAGCCAATCGAGGTCAATCAGGCATTGGATTCCATTCATAATCAGCCTACTACGTGACTCCCACCAACCTTAGAAATACCGACTAGGAACTTTACCTGCCCGCTACTATTCGTCCCTTCTTCGACGGTAATAGGAGCACCACTATCTAGAGCATCTAGTAAGCTCTGAATATCCTTATCACTGGACAATATGGAAGTCTTGAATGCTTCTCCGTCCTGTTTCCTTAGATTAGCGAGGATAGCAGCCCGTAGGTCATTGATTCGCTCGACAGCCATTAAAGCACCTCAGTTTCGTAAGTGCATGGGTAACGCCTAGATAGAGGACGAGCAAGACCATTCCCACCGTCTGCAATATTAGCGGAAATTGATTTAATCCGTAGGAGTAAGTTAGTGGCCCCAGTCTCTCCCCCAGCAGCAAGAGTCACAACATCCCCAGGGTAAATGTTGTACTGAAGGTGTGAATCTATCGAGAGCCCGACATCGAACCTAACATATTTGTGGAATAAGGCATACCCTACAAGATTAACCAACCCCTGACTATTCCAAGCGGGATTGATGGCTATCAGTAATCTTCGCCGACGAATGTAGAGAGGGTCAGAGGTGTCCTGCCAACTCGGAGGGTAGCGGTAGTTTGCCACAAATACCTCCCCCTTTGTCTTCGTCCCCTCCCCTACATCTACACCACCACCAATAACGTAGATATCATTGAAGAACTGCCTATCATTAGCAATGACTCGCTGCGGTGTGTTATTACCACCAGCGGAAGCCACAACTAGAGCCGTAGCTTGCGTACTATCAGCTCGGACAATTGTGCCAACTGTTGCATCACTTAAAGCAGTGATAAAGAGTTTCACATTACCTGTTCCGTCATCCTTAAAGATAAGACGGTCATCAACAGCATAGAACTCCTCAACATCCTTGAAGACATCTAGGACGGATTGACCTATTGAAGTCTTGAGGGTTGGTTCCTTTCCTATCTCTCCAGACGGCAAGGGTTGGGAAGCAGTGAGGGTACCTATTGACATCTCCGTCAAGGTGGCTAGCCCCATCTGGGTGCCGAGTAAACGGTAGACATCCTCCCTTTCCATTCCGTCCAAGTCGTAGGAACCGGTGAAGACGGAGAACTCAGCATCCCGCCACCGACTCTTAACTGAGACATCATACTTTATGTAATAGTCAGATGTGGAATGGTCTACGAACTTACTACCTTGTACCTCATCAATGAATCCGTCGAAGCGGATGTAGTCACCAACCCCAGTATCAATGTGCCACTGACACCTACCATTAAGTTTAGGCCAGTCAACATCATCAAAATCAGTTCTAGCACCTAGGACGGAAATAGAGAGCAGGGACTTATCATCTTCCTGACTCCTTGTCTCCCTCAACTTCTCAAGGCAGAATCGGCTATCCGCTACAATATCTACCGCTGAGAGTCCATTAGATTGAACCACTGGGTCCAGTAGGAACTTTAAGTGAGCAATCGTAGCGGCACGTTTCGTTGATAATGGAAGGGTACCGTCTGTAGGAGCAGTGATTACCCAAGTCCAGCGGTACTTACTTCCTCCGTTACCGTCCCAAACATTATCGTCTCCATTGTAGATAGTGAGAGCGGAAGTCCAAGCAGTATCTGACCCCAAATTGTCAGGGGCATACCATCTACTATCTACTTCAAAGTTCTGGGTCGAGGTGTAACCAATCTCCGTGTAATCCTTAGACAGAAGAGTAAATGAGTCAGGATACTCGATATCACGTAGGACTACCCAAGCTGTACCAGTCCCAGTGACTTGGAACTTAGAGTTAGCCCAAGTGTAACCCACCTCATCTGTACCCCCCCCAGCCTCCTCGGGGAGTGCAACCTCTACTCTACTTGACCGCTTGATGCCAAAGACAGCACCTGCTCCAGTAGTGGGGTTCTTAATAATGAACCGCCGCTCTGTAATAGGCTGCAACCAGATGCGGTGGCTTCTATTGAAGAAGTCCTTAGCTACTAGGTTGAAGCTCCCCAAGTTGAACCACTCCGTCTGATTTGTCGCTCCTGTATAGTCCTGGTTGTACTCATACGTCGTGGCTACCGCAGCACCGGACTCATTAGAGCTTACTTCCAGCTTGTGCTTATAGATTACAGCGGAGCCAGGAACCCCTGGGTCCTCTTGGTTAGAGAACCCACCCCAGAAGAGGGAGATAGGCCGGTTGATGTAATCATTATCCGACGGTCTGAGAGGCATGAAGTCTATGTAGTAGCCCCTGCCATATTCAATGGCATCATAGGCTTCCGTCTCTAGTACCCACTCGGAAGAAAGACTCTCTGCAATGAGAGAGATTCCCTTACCAGTATCTGGTCTATCCATAACAATCATGGAGCTGCCAGTTACCGCCCAATCAGCGAGGACATCAGCATCATCCCGCTCATCAGGAATAGGTACAGGGTTAGCAATATACATCTGAGAGAGTGGTTCATAGATTATGTCAGGTACGGAATTCACTGAGGAGACATTAAAGTCCCCAGAGGCTAGGCGAACAAGGGAGACGTGCCCCTCCTCGAGCTCCTCGATTGAGGGCACATTGATGTAGACTTTGTCTGCCATTATCCTAATACCCTCTCGAGCAACCCCAAGATGTTAGCCTGTAAAGCCTCCCGTATCTTGGATACTTGACCAGAAGGGATACCCTCAATGTCCCCAGCAAATACCTGCCCTAATGTATCTGCTAGTTCCTTCCCTAAACCCTTCTTGAGGTTCTCTAAGTCCTTCGGGCTAACCCAGGGGGACGGAGTCAGACTCTCAAGGACACCGGTAGAGAATCGCTTATCTAGGAAGTCCTGGATACCCTGCTTAGCCCCACCAGATGCCAGAAGTAGCTCCTGCCCAAACGAGAGCTTGGACTGCTTCTCCTTCTCCATCCTAATGCGCTGTTCCTGTATTACTAGAGCCTCCGCTAGTTTCCCCTGGTTCTTATAGAGTTCTTCGAGGGCCTTCATCCTTTCTATTACATCATCGAAGCGGGAGAGGCGAACCTCCATAGACTCCTTAGTCAACTCTGAGATGTTGTAGTAGGATTGAGCAAGCCTCAATTCCTTCTGCATCTTAGAGATTTCGTCTTCCTGCTGAGCCTCCTTGTCTGCTTTGAGAGCAGCTTTCTTTTCAATCCTTAGAGACAGTAGGCTGTTCTGGTAGACCTGAGCAGCAATAAGGTCATTTGCTTTATTGCCATCCATGAGAGCGGCTCGGTACTCAGCCAGTGCTAACTTCCGCCTAGTATTGAACTCTTCCTCAATATCCTTGACGGTAGAGTAATAATCCACTAGAGCCTTTAGTGACTCTAAGTAGTTCCCGACTGATTTACTCCTAGTCTCGAATGCTTTAGTGGCTAGGTCAGCTCTACTTAGGAGTTCCTCAGCTTGGATATTAGACTCGGCAGTCTCTCGAGCTCGTTTAGCATTAGCCAAGTCAGCAGACATTTGAGGAGTTAGTACTCCATTGTTAGCCTTCCGCCGCTCAGCTACCTGCTTCTGGATAGACTCCTCTTCCGCTCTAGCTGCCTTAAGTCTAGCCTCCCTTGATTTCCGCTCTTCCTCTAAGATGTTCTGAGTCCTAACAGGATTGCGGTAGTCTTGGTCACCATGTCTGGCAGCATCCAACTGCTCCGCTGCTTTGAATAACCCAGCGGTAGCATCAGCCTTAGTAGCGAGAGATTGATTAATGGAGGCGATGCGCTCGAAGTGATTCCTAATATTACCGAGAGCTTCTTCTAGTTTACGTAGAGCCTCGGCCAACTTCATAGTGTTGAGGGTCTTCAGTTCTACAGGGTCACCTAGGGAGGCAATGTCAGCCTGCCGGGCAATCAGTTCCTGTTGGATGATTTCCCGCTGCTTCTGTAACTTCTGGACTAGAGCCTCATCCCCTACTTCTACCGCTAGGCTCATCTGAGCATCGATGTTTCTTAGTGTTGCCTCGGAAAGTTTACGGAGCTTCTCGACGTTATCCTTGAAGGCGGTGAGCTTCAACTCAAACATGGCGATGTGACGCTTCCGCACCGCTTCTTCCTTCGGGATAGTACCTTCTAGGAGGTCCTTCTGATACTCCATCTCTATCTGTCTAGCTTGAGCGGAGAACAACTTGCCAGACGGAGAAGACCCCGCAATCATCTTAATGCCAGCGGGTGACATGTTATCGATTAGCTTGGCTTCTTCGATTATCTGAGCATTCTTCGACATCTGGATTTCGAGGATACGGAGCTTGAGCATCTTCTCCATTTCCTCTCTCTTCTTCTTTATCAGCTCGAGTTCTTCCTCGGTCTGGGAGACTCTATCTCTTGCAGCCTGAATCTCTGCATTGCTGATTTGTACCCCGGCAGCTTTCTGTCCTTCCAGGAAGCTGACCTGGTCACGATAAACCTTCAGCTGGTCCTTAAGTTTAGCAATAGCCTCATCCTCCAGAGTATTGCGGTCCTTCAGACTTTGGACAAGTTGTTCGAGAGAAGCAACATCAGCACCTGCAGTATCTAATCCAGACGGAGCAACAGCACGTTCCATGCTCTTTAATATATCTAGTCTTTCCTGGACTGGGGCAATCAGTCGTTCTTTCTCTGATATAGTCATCACCAATCCACGGCTTTCTAGCTTATCCCCTCTCTTTATTCTTTCAATCTTAGCCTCGGCGGCAGCAATCTCGGCATCAATTGCAGCATTGGACTTCCGAGCTTCTTCCCCCTGTGCTTGAAGTACGGACAGCTTCTCCTTCGCTACAGCAAGGTCTTCCTTAGCCTTAGCCAGAGCAGCTGGGTCACCACCGAGTGCTGCTTGGATGGCAGGATTATCTCGGACAGCCTTGTCAAGAGCGGAAGCTGAGACATCCCCCAAATCCATGTTCAATTGGTCAGGGGTAAGCTCCTTTATCTTCTTATCAAACTTCTCGAGTTCCTTGTTTACTTCTGAAAGCTCCAAACTTAAGTCAGCGGCTTGTTTAGCCATGCCCTGGAAACGTGGGGAGTTCTCGGAAGTTGCACCATTCCCCTTGACTCCGAAATCCCAATCCTCCAAACCCGGGTCTCTACCACTTAGCCATGACCATAGCCTCTTAGCCCATCCACCCCGACGCTTATCAAGCTCCTCCTTGATAATCTTGTCGTACTCTTCAATGGTTGCTATGATGTGAGCCTTACCGTCAGAGGTAACCGTGACATTCCCACCACTAGTAGCGAGTGCCTGAGCAACTTGGTCCCTTGCTCTTCCTTCGTTCTCTACATTCTGAGCTTCTGCGGCACCCCCACCTGAAAGTTGTTTACCTAAGAAGAATGCACCAGCCGCCACAGCTATTGCTGGTATAGCTGCACCAAAGAGTTTAAGAACCTTGGTGAATCTCGAAACCTTGGTGGCCGCCCCTAACGCCACCTCTGAAGCTGCTAACTCAGCGTTTGCAGCTGCTCTCTGGTTTAACATTGCACCGAGTTGAGCAGGTGGTACAGCACCAGCAAGGGTTTTAACTTTTGCTGTTGCTTTTGCAAATTCTATCTCTGCTGCTATTCTCCTTGCAGCGGCGGCAGCTGCGGCACCACCGGCGGCACCTGCGGCACCCCCACCAAGGAGATTAGTAGCTCCCTCAGAACCACCCAGCAGCTTAACCGTTACAGTAAGGTCAGCCACCGCTTGAAGTAACTCTGGTAAGCTACCACCAGCGGCTTTGGAAAAGTTAATCACACCACCAAGGAATGGGTACTTCTGGGCGAGAGAGGAAAGTCCACTCTCTAGTTTCTCGAGGGAAGGCCCGAACATTCTAGCGAAGTCAGCGGAACCCTTAGACTTAATATCAGCGAGAGTATCATTCAGACGAAATAACTGCTCATTGTACTTATCAAGGACTCTAATGTCGGCATCATTGAGAATGGGGCTTCCAGCACCTACTAATCCTTGGAAGTCCTTAGCACCTTGGGAGATAGCCTGCCGTATGAAGCTTACATCTCGCTTACCAAAGATTTGCCCAAAGATATTAATCTTCTGGGTATCACTATCCAGTTTGAGGATTTGGTCTAGTGTGTCCTTCAGTAGTGGACCAGTCTCCCGCAGGTTACCATTAGCATCTAGTAGGTTGACACCTAGGCTCTGAACAACCTTACCTGTAGCAGTCAGTCCACCCGTTGCATCAACAGTATCAGTAGCTAGACGGGTCATCAACTTCTGCAGGCCGCTTAGTCCGACACCTGCAAGGTCTGCCACATCTCCTAAGCTATCGACTTCATCCCAAGCGAGACCTACCGTGTCGGCAAGAATCTTCATCTCATGCCAAGCCTTCGCAGACTCAGCAGTCATGTTTCCAAGATTCTTGGCAACATTAGAGATGACTCTAGCACCATCAGCCATGGCCCGGTTGATATCGAGCATCAACTGCTTAGCGTTGATGTTCTTCAACTGACGGAGCTCGCTAGCCATCTTATTGACGCCACCCGCTGCGTCGCTAGCACCACTAGCAGCTTCTCGGCCACCTCCGGCTAAGTCACGGGCACCCTCTGCCGCCTCATCCTCAGCCTTCTTGAGAGCCTTTAGTCGCTCCTCAAGCACAGCGGGATTAGCTTCATCTAAGTCAAACTGTACACCTACTTTAATATCTGGCATAGGTCACCGTATCCTGTCGAGCCGCCGCTGGATTAACTTCTCAATATCTTTGAGGCCATCTTTAGATAGACCTATATAGTTGTACTTAGTCTGTAGGTAGGAAGCATACTCCACCGAGACGATGATAGAAAGGTTGGAATCTTTACTATATGAAATGGAGCCTAGTAGTTTCCCTGACCCAACTAGTGGCTGGAGTGGGTAACCCTTAGACCGCTTCACCTCTAAAGTAGAAGGAGCAAGCGGAGGATAGGCTACATCATCTATACTTCTCGAGGCTAGGATATGACGTTTGATATCATCGACAATGATTTGACCTATCTCCTCACTATTAGTGAAGTTCATAGCCTCCTTGAATTGAGTTATGAATCCGTCAATCGTCATGTCCCAACCATAGCCTGTACCATTTCATACAGGGCTTCAATTAGTTTATCGCTGACGTGTTGCTCTCGGGTCATTAGATTAAGTGCTTCACTGATAGGCATATCAACTTCTGCTAATCTCTTACCAAAGAGCGAGAAAGCAACATGGTTGAAGTTCTCCCAGGTCTGAGGCTCACTTAGAACTTCAACTAGAAGCTGACTAGCTTCTCTCTTCGCTTTATGTTCCTCGGGGTCAGTGATTGGGACATACCCGATGAGGGAGAGGTTATCCGATTCCATACAGATGATATCAATCACTGGTCCTGGGAAGTACTTCTTCAAGCGGTCAATAGCTTCAACTTCCTTCATAGAGTCAAAGCGGAAAGTCATATCCTTGCCGTTTGGTTCTGTACGACAAGCAGTAATAACCTGGCACAACTTATTGGTAAGCTCTGAGACTTCTACTTCATAGGAGAACTCTACACCCTTCTTCTGGCAGGTGTAGAAGGTGGCTAGTCTTTTAAGTTGTGAGATATCAGGAAAGGTCAGGGCATGGATGTAGCATAATATCCCTCCAGGTAATTGCCTCTCTACATAAGGAATCTTATATTCGGGGAGTTCTTCGTTACCAATATTATATGATGGGTACATAATCCAATCCATACTTAATAATGAACTCATTTCTGAATGTGATGCAGTCTTTCTCAGTCCTGAACACTCTCTTGACTCTTTTCCCAGTCTTCCCATTAAGTATAAATCCCACTTTAGAGTCGGAACTCCATAGTGGGATTTGTACTTTACCACTCATATAAGATGCTCTACTGATTGACAAGTTGGGTTAGGAGGGGAAAACCCCTCCTAACGTAAGACCTGAGGTTGGGAAAAGTTCCCTAGATTACGACGCAGCCAACGCACCAGTCGTTGGAGTCCCGCTGTTACGAGCCGAGATGCTCACCGTTTCAGGAGTACCACGGCTACCCTGGCTATCTTCCGCCGAAGTCAGCAGTACCGTCCCTGCGAACAGGGTCGTACCATTCTGACTCAAGTAGACCGCATACTTACTTGTGTTAGTCAGACCAAGGACACTGGTTGTGTCATCCGTCTGGTAGTTATACGTTCCGGATAACTCATGGGTCACAACCGACGTAAAGACTTCCTCTTCCGCTGAATCCTGGCACTGAGCCGTAGTCTGCGAGCTAGAAGCACGATACGAGGTGTTGGTGCCACAAGTGCCATCAAACAAGACCGAGCCACCCGAAGTATCTTTGATTGTGAGCCGACCACTGGTCGATACGAATTGGATACTCATATCCGTCACTCCTTAGTTGTACAGGTTAAAGTGGATTAGGTTCCACTTTCATATTAGTGGTCAGCTATGACCAGTTGAACTTTACTGTGAATTGAGCCGAGACCAACCACCCGTCAGAGTTGGTGTGTTCCTTGTCTACCGTCAGACTAGATGTCTCCGGATGAATTACTACTAGAGCTGCATCAGTAATACGAGAGCGGAGGAATGATTCCTGCCCCTTGAACCATCGCTTGATGATTCCTTCATAGAGAATAGCATCTCTCTGGTCTCCTCTGACGTAAGTCTCGAGAAGGATAGGGACGTTTTCCTCTACATCGAACTCCTGGTCTTGGCACGCTACCCTAGATATCTTCCTTTGTGTTAGGTTGATTAACATATAGGGTCGCTGTCTTACTCCAGCCTTGACGAATTGGTCATTAATCTCACTTAACTCATTAAGTCCCTCCTCTACTAGGAGGACATTCAATGGTCCTATGAGTTGCTTGACCTCATCAAATAAGTCTAGGATGTAGGTTCCTGCAGCCACCTTACTCTCCGAACAGGGTATTCAAGTCCAGAATCCCTGTCCTAGTGAAGTCATCACTACTACGCATTGTGAAGTATCTAGGTTCTCCGTCAAACTTCGGAGTGTAGTTCGTCTGCCTAGATGGAGAAGATAGTCCCATCTTGCCTTTCGCTATCATAGTCAGCCAACTGTTGGCTCTTTCCAACCAGAGGTCTGACCATTCCTTCTCCGATATGACGGAGTTCCGATAAGCTAGAGATAGAACTTCACCGATACACAACCAACTGAGGATAGTCAGTGTTTGACTCTCTAGTGGACTCTCCTGAGGTTCATAAAGAGCGAAGAGGAAGGAGTTGATATAGTCCAGGAGTTTGGGAGCCACGCTACTGACTAATTGTTCAGCTGTTCGTCCAACAGCGACTAGGAGGTCGAGGTCGTTAAGCTCCATCTCGAGACTATCCACAATTGTGTTGATGTCTAGTTCTGAGACATTAGCCATTATGACCTCCCACACCCACACATTGCCTGAGCCTTGAGTGTGTAATAGGGGGCGTGGTCTTCTGGAACTTCTACTGTTCCAATTACGGAGAGAAGGCCCAGGGAGATATAACTATCCACCTCTGGTGTTTGGATAACCTTAAAGGTCTCCCCGTTTCGTCGCTTGTAGAGGTTTCCAGCAGTTACCTGGACGATAAGGAGTTGGATGGTAGGAGCCACCTCATCAAGAAGTGGCTCCTCCATCACTGGAGCCTCGGTCTTAACTTTTGACTTTGGCATCCTTTACTCCTAGGTGGTAACGTCAGCGATGGTGCAGGCACCGTTGATTTGTTCAACAGCGGTGATGTACAGAGTACCAAAGACATCGACACCACCGTGGGAGCCCTTGAGGGGGTTCTCAACCGAGCGCCATTCGATACCGTTCATCACGGAACCGTTGGTCCACTGAACCAGCTTACCATACGAGGGGATGAACTCCGAGCTATCCAAGTCACCCGAGCTTTCGGGCATCGTGGGTAGACCGTTATTCAACAGGGCCACATTACCAGCAGTCCAGAAGTCAACGTTAGAATCCCACGCTCCGTTATTAATCTCGGTCACGTAAGAAGCTTCAGCCACGAGGATGTCCGACAGTCCGAGACGCTGCGCCACGGTACGAGTCGAGGGGATACCGATATCGAACGACATCGCAGCCACGAGACCCGCAACTAGAGCCCAAGCATCCTGACCCATCACGAGGATGTTGCCACGCATACCGGAGTTGGTGATGAGGTCGTCCTGCATCTCCTGCACACCAGCAACCACAGTACCGAAGGTGGCACCGGCAGCATCCCACTTAGTCGTCAGAGACGTGGAGTTACCACAGTTGGCGATGAGACTCAGCCCAACACTCTCTCGGACACGAAGTAGGTTACCCATCACAACGTGGACAGCTGAGGCCAGATACTGACCCGCTACATCTTCGTCCTTAGCATTAGGAACGAAAGCCCTGGCACCATAGCCCTTGACGGCATAGTCGGTCTTTGTCACACCCTGGTCAACGTACATTACATCAGATGTGGGACTAGTCCGCAGTCCAGCAACATCCAGCGCCATGTTCGACTTGTCGAACGTCTGGAACTGACCGGTCTGGTCCGGGGTGTTTACGATAGGCAGCGCCTTGGCCGCAACGAAGTTCTGTCCACCGTAACCTACGGCTAGTTCTCCGAGCACCTTAGGAGCATAGAAGTTTGCAAGGTCGCCCATAATGAAATCTCCTTAAGGGTTACTTAAGCAATACTAACAACATTAGTCGCGATGCGGACAGCGGCCAAGTCATTAGTAACAGCAGCAGCCTGAGCCAGCCCCATATGCCCCACGATGGTAGCATCGGTCGAGATGGCGGTACGAATCTGGCCGGTAGCACCAGCAGCAACCGTGGCACCAACCGCAATCGCAGCGCTGGCATAGGCGAAGTACTCGCCCTCAATCACTACGTCGAGAGCGTCACCAGGGTTGGCATCTTCCTTCGCAATACCTACCGCCTTCTCTCCACTGCCAGCGACGGCGACGTAACCAGTAGTCGTGCTCATCTTGACCACGTCATACTTCTCTACAGTGACCGCAGCCAGCAGTCGACGAACCACTTGGTCGTTGTATCCAATTGCCATAATGATGGCCTCCTTACTCAGCCGACTTCACGGCCTCTGTAGCGATGAAGCGGATGTACTCCTTACCACCAACCTCATGTCCATTATCTTCACAGTACTTCTTAGCTCGTGCCTTGATAGCATCCACGGAGTACTTCTCCTCATTAGTCTCGAGGATATAATCTTCCGTTGGAGAGGTCACGATAAGTGCCTTGAAAGCTTCGTCGGACGAAAAGAACTCCATAACCTTGCCAGCGATAATACCAAACTCACTATGGGTGGAGCTATACTTCTCACTCTTACCCTTGACAATGGTTGGGGCTAAAAGGTTCACAATAGCTGGGGGGACTCCCTTCCCTACCATAGCGACGGAGAAGGAATCCACCTCTGCCTTAATCTTCTCATCTTCTAGGAGAGCATTCCGCTTCTCGAGTTGAAGGTTCCGCTCTTCAAGTTCCTGAATGCGAGCCTCAGTCTCAGAGAACTCTTCCGTCCCTGGAAGTTGAGGCTGCTCCTCGGTTTCTGCTACAGGAGTCTCCTCTGGAGTCTCCTCGGTGGGGGTCTCGATGACTTCTTCTGTCACTTCCACCTCCTCCTGGGTCTCTTCATTTTGTGCTTCAGCCATAGTAGACTCCTGGGCCATCACAGTGGAGTAGCACTCTACACCTTCCTTAATGGCTTGTCCATTTACTGCTCCCTCACTAAATACAGCAGATTTGACGAGAGGGTGAGAGGTAAGAGTAATCCGGTTGATAACCTTAGTAGAGGGGTCTATCTCAATCGAAAGGCCACGAGTACCTTTAGAGAGATTAGAATACACCCCCTCTGGTAGATTTAGATTAGCTCGTAACGTGGGTCCGTCGGCGTAGAATCTATCTGCAAAGCCTGCATCTATAATTCCGACGGTATCTGCGTGCTCTATTGTAATCGGGACACCCTCATCTTCTTCGTTATAAATATCACTGACGAAGGAGAGAGGCATCACACCATAGGAGTTCGTCCTGTTAGCAATGGTACTAATATCCTCATCAGTATAATCAGAATAACCGTACTGACTGTACTGCCCAGCTGCGAAGACTGGCACCTCAAACTTAACTCTATTATCCATGTGTTACCTCCTGACGGGAGTTATCAAACTGTTGTCTCCCGACTTCGGTGTATGTGAGGTGCTTCACCTCTATTGATGGGTTAACGGTAATTGAGAATCCCTGCTGCTTAGCATAGTAAGAGAAGGCTACATCTTCACCAAGTAGAATGTCCCCCCACTTATGCCTCTTGGGAGAGCGGAAGAGACTGTCACGGTGTACATGCCAGAGAACTTCAAGGACGGGTCGATGAATGGCTATAAAACCAAAGCCTACAGCATCAACTTCGAACGGTTCGTCAGGAATAGGTCCCGTAGGTACCTCGAGATTCTTACCATCCCAATGGAAGAAGTTAGGTAAGAATGGGGCGTGTTTCAAAAACACCGGTGCTGATAGGATATCTCCACCCGTCTCTATAAGTGTTGAGATACCATTGGGTCCCCACGTCTCATCACAATCCACGTTGAAGAACCACTCTGCGGTACTATCTTCGATGAAGTGCTCTACCTGTTGTGCTCTTGCGATGTTGATTATACCACCACCAAGGTTGATGAAGGGCACCTCAAACTTCAAGTCAGTGTCTTCAACTCCTAACATGTATTGATAAGTGTGCTGCGTCATTCTAGCAAAGAATGGAGTAGGTACGGTGATTGTGGAGATGTTAGTGGAGAACATCACGGACTTAGGCATCTAAGCCTCCGGCTAACCCATCAGTTAATACTTCTACTGGTAGACCTACCTTCTCGGAGGCCCATTCAATGTGTGACTCAAGCGAAAGGTTGAGGAGTCCTATATCCTTAATGTCCTTGAGGATAGCAGCCCAAGTTTCCATGGACACCGGGTCTGGGTCCTTAATCTCGAAGGTACCGTAATCATCCTGCTGGCCATAGTTGAGAATGACCATTGGTTTGATGATGTTTTGGGTTAACCAAGCACAAAGGTTCTCCACCATCTCCGTTTCTGACTTAAGGTAGACATCTAAGTGGACTGTACTCTGAGCTCGAGTTGAGTACACCCCCTCGTCCACCACAAGCTTAGGAATTGTAAAGCTCAGCAGTAGGTACTTATCAAGGAGTTCGATAGCTTGGTTGAACTCATCACCAGCGGCATGAGCGGATTCAAGGATGGTAGCTTGTGCATCTTTAGGCAGCACCATTAGGAGGTCAGTGCCAATGTTCCTGTACTGGCTCTGTATTCTACCATCATCGTTACCGTCTGTTGAAATAGCTATAGAGGGAGAGCCAAACTTCTCTAAGTAGATAGCATAGAACGAAAGAAGACGGGACTTAACATACCAATAAGGGTAAACCTGAGTAGCTGTAGGGAATCCGAAGTACTCATTATACTCTGGGCGGTAAGTATAGAGAGCAAGCTGTTGAATCCCTGACTCATCATAGTAAGGAATGCTTCCATCTAAAGTGTTGACAGCAATTAAGTTATGCTGCTCATCTTCTTCCCATGCCGCTGAACCCCACCATATATCGGCTGAAGCAGTGTAGAGCTTAGCTAGGTGGACCTCCCCACCTACTGGTTCCTTAACAAGTTCGGACAAGGAAGCCCCGAAGTAGATAGCAGATAGGATGTTCTTAATGTCCCGTCGGATAGCTGGTAGGACCGCACGGTCTACATAGTCCTGAATCTTCTCGTCCTCATTATGGTAATCACCAATTCGGGAAGCAATACCTCTACGGCAGAAATCGTACCCGTACACAACGAGGGGGTCCTTCAGCAACATCTCACGATAAGTATTCAGGTTTCTCTGGGATGGTGAGAATCTGTGCGAAAGGAACTTAACATATGGCTCGTGCAATAGCATTTGAATATCTCCTAAAAGAGTCCAGCGTAGCTGGAGTTGGAGAGGATTTCGTCCCTCTTCACACTAGTACTCCCAGTGGTGCGGATGATGCAATATTGGCTGAGTGTCAGAGCATCTACACAATCATCATGAGCACCATCTGGAAACTGTAGGAGTTCCTTCTCGAGTTCTAGGTACTCTTCAGCGAGGAATATCTTCCCGGCTTCAAATTGTGGGGTCATAGCTTCTAGTCTAGCGGATTTGGATACTGTTACTTTCCGCTCTAGGAAACTTCTTCTATTATAGACGGAAGGAAGGGACTGTAGTACTTGGATGCCAGCTGCTGCTTTCTCAATGTAGACGGTAGGAGCGGAGCCCCAAGACTTAATAGTCTTCAGGAGTTGTGGGAACTCCTCCTTCACTCTGATGAAATCCACCACTCCAATGTTCAAATATTCATCTACCTCGAACTCTATACCTACTGACCAGTCGGAGGTCTTGGAGATAGTTGAGGCGCAGTCCCAAGTGATGAACCTATGAGTAATCTTCCCAGGGACCCTACCATACTTGAGGTAACTTTTTTTGATAAGTTTACCTTCAATAGGTAGTGGGTTCTGTTGGAAGAGGCATTCAAATATTCTGGGGTTCTTACTCCTCAGTTCTAGGAAGTCCTCCACTGGGTAACGTTCAGGCCAGAGGGACTCCCCACTCTCATTAATAGCAGGGACGGTAAGGATATCCCAACCTCCCTCTTTCATAAGTCTCCCGGTTAAGTCATGGTCTGACCATCTAGTAGCTAGGATGATTATATTACCACCGGCTTCTATTCTTGTTCGAGCAACGGAGTTGAACCAATCGTAGAGCTTCTGGGTGTGGTCACGATTCGAGGCTTCCTCGATATCCCGCAACGGGTCGTCTATTATTAAGTAGTCGAAGCCTAAACCAGTAGCTGCTCCTCCAACGGAAGAAGCGAAGTAGGAGATATCCTGTGTCCCTTTAAGTCTCCAGTGGGTGATGTTATCCACCCCTAGTTGGACGGAAGGAAAGACTAAGTGGTAGTAATCACTCTGTAGGAAGGTCCTAGCCTTGAAGCTATTCTCATTACTGAGTTTCTGTCCGTAAGTCATAATCCCTAACTTACAGGACTCAGCGGAGAGTTGAGCTTTACCCATTAACCAGATTGGGAACAGGTGGGAGATAGTGGTCGACTTACTTGTCCTTGGTGGCATGGCCACAATTAACCGCTGGCCATTCCCCATGGATTGGAGTCTCTCTAGCAGTGGTAGGATATGAGTAGGGATAGCCCAACCAGAGACGAAAGAATAAAAATATCCAAGGTCTCTGCGGCATAACTCTAACTTAGCTGCTAGTTGTTGGGTTCTGTCCACGGTGGATGAGTTCCTCGAGTTCCTCATTAGAAAGGGTGGAAAGGTTGGACTGTATCTCTGCCTCAATCTTTACACGGTCCCCGTACCTATCCGGGATACGCTTCGAGAGGAACCACTTAATGAAGTTCAGGTCTGGATTATTGGTATTGGTTGCTGCAGCTTGGGCTATATCGAGAACCTTCTCCGTGATGTAGTCATCAATAGAGAGCCACATCCTACGGAACTCTTCGTCTTCCTTCCTTAGTTTCCGGAAGGTTAACCAGGAGATGTGACTTTCTTCTAGAGACGACACAAGTCTAGCTGTCTGACAGTATCGACAGATGAAGGCTATCCACTTAGAGGGGGCGGTAGTGGTCCGCTCGAAGAAGCTAGCATAATCCACTAGGAGGCTAGCAACTAATTCCTTACTCTCCTCGGCGGGAATAATAGCTGAGCCCGCGTTTCCCATCATCTCACTCCTTGATTAAACGTTATGCTCGAGTTCATGGATTCTATCTTGGAGTACCTTTAGGGCTGCCAGAGCTTCATCCTTCTCCGAGGGTTGCCAGTGTTTGCTTTGTCGCATCCTATCTTCTAATCTACCTAAAGCAGTACGTAAGTGAGAGGTCTCCATATCCTGTCCAACCATCCACTTATCACCTTCTGAAAGGCGAGAGTCGATAGCATCCAACCGTTTAGTCAGCTGCGTAACAATTAAGAGAGTCTGTAGGGTTGTGTCATAGATGATATTAAGGTTTGTACCCTTAGACCCACCATTCCTAATACGTGCCCTTTCCTCCTTAGGATTACTTTCTACACCTGTAATAGGTCCACCCTTAATTGTTTTTCTTACCCAGAGAGCGAGGCCTATACCTGACGGAAGCAATATACAACAAATGAATAAGACCAACATCAATACAATCACGATTTCAGGTCTAACCTCGTTGAGTGCGCGCACAAAGTCCCCAGCACCATCCATGATATACTTAACCCCAGCGGTTATAGTCCAACGAGATGTGGACCTTTCCCCTAATAGTTAGCAAAAAGTGATGATAGATTGGCGCTACCAGAGGTTACGTCCCGGGTATCTGTAGACACATCTAGTACATAGGGCGGAAGGAGAGGAATTATTAGCGAGGGAGGTGATGACTTCTTGGTATCGTCCCGTGATTATCTCGGAGAATGGCTGCTCGAAGATATTACCTAGTGATTCCTTGGCATCGTGGTCGTAGCAGCAGAGGCAGACGTTACCCGCAAAATCGACTGGAAGCTCAATCCATTCTGGTCTAGTACAGTGGACGACGGAAGAAGATGCTGGCCAGTCCTGCTGATTCAGTCTATCGTCTAGCACGATTGGTCGAATCATAAATTCTATGGTTGAATGCCTAGCTTCGAGTTCCTTATAGTATGGTACCCGGTCCTTGTGATACGCGGTGATATGAATCACATTAAATAGTGAGGCATTTTCATCATCTAAGAGTAGCCCATTTGTCCAGCACAGGTATCGTCGTGGCCTATCAGCCAGAGCCTCCATTACTGCCTTAATCTTTGGCAGGTACATTAGCATTTCATTATAGCGAAAGAAGGAGATTAGGCCAGCGAAACCCAACTCCTCTGCTTTGTGGACGGTCTCGGTAATAACTTCTGTTGTTAGGTGATATGGTTTTCCTTGAAACCGGTCTCGACGATTCACTGGACACTCATGGTGGATTGAAGCCATATTACAACGAATCCCAATCTCGAAGTTAAGGATTTGGAGGTTCTCGAGTGGTTTACTCATATTTTCCCATAATTTTTCGCTAATTGAGAATCCGCTGTCTAAGCGGATTGAGTGCTAAAATCCCCAGGGATAATAAGGAAAGTCTCTATCTAATTGAGAATCACTTATGAGGTTGGGAAGTTCAAGGTATACCCTAACTCTGCCGCCTTCCTATCCCGTGCTCTAGCTGCCTCCTCTTCGTCCTTGTAGTATCCTAGGGATATCATCTTCCCTTGGTGGTAGATGTAAGACTTCCAGAGTCCTGTTTGACGATGAAGAGAGACGCCAAGGTAAGCCGAGGAGTAGTTTTGCATTACCAATCCTCCGGCTTACCCCAGAAAGGAGCGACGACAGGGTTAGAGGGAGGGCCATGCTTGATGCAGCGGCTGAGGACTTCAATCATCCAGCGTTGAAAATCCCTAGACTGGTGTGCCTCATAGCGCTGGTAATCGGCAAGGGTCTCCTCCACTGTTTTAACTTCCAAGATAGCCTCCCTGATGAGCCCCTTATCCGTGGTGTTACAGGACATGGTCCAATGGATATCATTGTGGTGGAAGGCTAGGCTCCGCTTACAGAACCTCAACTGTTCATAGTCTGAGTATTCGATGCAGGGTGCCCCATTTAAATGTATAACTGTCTTACGGGATAAGATGTAGGCGTCTCTATTAAATCCTGAAAGGGACGAAAGGTTGAACATTTCATCCCCATCTAGAAGTAGGACGTAGTCACCGCTAGCTAAATCTATTGCACGTTGACGGGAGAGTTCAGCATACCCTACGTGGTTGGACATTTCCCAAATAGTTGGAACTCGGTAACGTTGGAGGAGCTTAGTTGCTACTTCTCGAGTTTGGTCTTCACTCTGTTGGTCGATGATGATGATTTCATCCACTACTCCAAGGATAGAGCGGAGCATCCTCTCAATGTTTTCCTGTTCGTTTCTGACCACACTTATAAGACTAATGGAGCTCATTAAAGTCCCCGAGCGAGGAGGCAAGTATATCCCCGCACCAGATACTTGAAACCATCATCAACAGCATGAGGTAGAACCCTAGCTGCCTTACCTAATCCACCGTGTCCGATAGCGTAGACATCATCTAGTATGAGGAAAGAGCGGTCGGTAAGGTTAGGACGAGCAGCTAGGTACATTGCCTCGTGGTCTTCAATACATCCGTCGATGTGGACATCTGTAGCATCTAGGACGAGAACCTCAATAGGTCCCGAGGTAGCGAGCCACTCTTTCCCGTCAGCTAAGATAGCACTAGCTAATGGGTGCTCCCCTTGGTAGATATGATGGAGAGCATATACAGTATATGGGTCGATGTCCAGAGACGTGAGAATTGAGTCCGTGTCCTTTGCTAATTGTAGGAGATGGAGGGAGATGTGCCCGTCATATTGGTACCCTTTAGAATTATATTCCCTCGTGGCTCCTACTTCTACAATATTGGAACCATCCTTAAGGTACTTAGATAAGGTCTCGATGATATCCTTACGTACTGACGGAACACTTATCAAGTCTGCTAACATTACTCCTCCCTCATGTTAAGATAAGCGAGCTCACCATACTGCTCCTTTGCTGCTTCGTCATAGGCTCTGGCGGCTTCTACTTCTGAATCGTAACGTCCTAGGTACCTAGTCTTACCTTTATCCTTAATGAGAGCAATCCATCTGTCACCTTGTAGGTAACAACCTTTGTACTTTCTATTTCCTACTGGTCTTTGGTGAGCATGGCGCTGGGAGTGGGTACAAGGACGAAGGTTCGAGCGGCGTAGGTCTAGGTGGTCATGGTTCATGAAGAGGACAGCTTCCTCGTTTGGGTAGAGTAAGTGGTGTAGGTAAACCTTCTCACCATTCAACTTACCCATCACGTACCCATTCTTACCTAGGGACCAATTACAAAGGAGGACGGTTTGGAGGTCGTCCAGGTCTACTATAGCTACCTTACCCTTCCCCAGTTCCACTACTAAGTGGTCGTGGTGGATGGTGATAGTCTTTCCAACATTATACCTACTCATCAATTCCCTCAATAGCTATGGCAGAGATTTTCTTTATCTCTTCGATTGGTACTATCATCCCCCAACTATTATAACCGCAGTTCTGGTCTGGTCTGGTCCGCTTGACTGGGTAATTCCACTCACTCTGTAGTGTTGAGCGGAGAACAGGAAAGCGAAGAAAGAACAATCGGTCACTTTGGGGGAGGTAAATACACAACCAAGTCGCTTGGCTGGTATAGAGCCAGCCCTGCCGTCCAGTAACATCGTTGGATATCATCTCAATGAAACAGTTTCCTGTCTCGTCTGCTCTAAAGTCCGTCTTATACTCAAAGGGGTCACCATCTACTATGGCGTCAATTCCTTGGAATTGTTCTTCTATTGTTGCTGGTATAACTGATGCACCCTTAGAAGTAAAATACCTATTCAATAAACCCTCATAGGCTTGTCCGATTTTAAGCGAGGAGTAGAAATCACTGGGCATTTTCCTTTTCCACGTCTTGTAGGAATTCAAGGTAACACTGAGTTACGTGTTCTACAGTGTACCTGCCCATATAAGAGCGAGACCAGTTCAGGTCCCGCTTAGGGCCTCCGAACAGGGCTCTCAGGGTCATATAGTAGAGGTGGTCGGCACTAGGCTCACAGATTGATATGAGTGGGTCTACATCTAAACCATACTCGGGGGACAGAAGGTAATTAGAGGGGACTTGTTGTGGTGTCCAATCAACAGGGTAGCAATACTCAGGTCTTAGGTACTGAGCCATACCTGTATGGATTGGAGCCACTACTGGGATTCCCATAGCCATGGCTTGAGCTGGGCAATACCCGAACCCTTCAGCCCTGGTTGGGTAGACTACAACATCAGCGGAACGGTAAAGGTCATGGAGCTTCTCGTACGAGATATCCTTGTAGATATAATCACAATTGACGTTGCAGTCCTTAACATCTTCGAAGCAGAAGTTCCGGTAGATTGGGGAATCTTTCCAGATGAACTTAAGCTCTGTCATCCCACTGAATCTCCGCATGAGATTCAAGAAGATGTCTGGACCCTTCCTCCATGATGCACCAGCATCGTAGAGAATGGTTGGGGGTCCCGGAATCCTCTCATAATCTCTAAAGAAGATGGGATGAATTGGGATAGGGAGATTCGTGACGGGAACCGATACAGCGTCACGGATAACGTCGGCGGAATCGGGGGAGATAGTGAGAACTTGGTCACAATAGTTGTTGATGTAATCCACCCACTGCGTTGGGGCTACATTAAACTCCCAGGGGATAAGTGGAATGATTCTTGCTTTATGGTCGGGCGGAAAGATTGGGAGGGGATACTTACAAAGTAGGACGACATCTTCTTCTGTTGGAGCTGGGTGGGGCTTATCTACTAGGGAGTTGATGACTTCGGAGTACTCATCCACAATAGGTTTAGTGGTTTGGGTCCACTGCTCAATATAGACATCATAATTTAAAGAAAGCGAAGAAAGAAGGGGGCGGGCAAGTAGGGATAGGGAGTGTGTTTGAAGAACATCACCGGACCAGAAGACCTTCATTCCTTTTCCTCTAGTAGAGTCAAGATGTAATCCGCGACAGCTTGGGCTGAGATGGAGATATCCTTAAACTTCTTGACTAGCTCTACAACTCCACTGGGTGGAGGGGTTGTGAAGTCTTCAACCTCTGGTGGATTAATTAGTAAGGTTTTGACAGGTTCCGCTGGCCAGTCTTGATTAGGGGTCATTAATCATTCCTCTCTAGTTCATAGTTAGTAGTAGTTTTGCAAAGGTGGCGGCTGGTTAGAAAATAAAATCAGATAGACAGGGAACATATTCCCAAGTATAGTAGTTAGAGCTAACTAACCCTATAAGGTTTTAGGATTGAGAGCGGTGAAGGCACCTACTGGAGCTCTCAATAGGAGGCCACTCTTACGAGACCCCCACTCCTCCGAGAGTGGTCTCCCCCTTTTCTTTTATTGAATATCTATCAGGAGTTGACAGCCCAAACTGAGGATGGTAGACTAAGCTACTAAGTAGGGAGCAATAAGACCCAGCCCAGGTCTAGCTCTCTTAGATTACTTCTAGACAGAAGACTCATCAAGTAAAGATTCCGCCGAGAGCGGTGTAGCTCCGAAAGGAGCATGAGTCTCACGTCTAGAAGTAGCAAACCCACCCTGGGCCACATGGGTGGGTTTCGCTTTTATGTGAGGCTAAGGAATGAGTGTCCTTCTACAAGAAGCTGAGAGATATACTGGGGACGTTAACCCTCAAGGTATCCCTGTCTTCCTTCTAGACTCTGACCCATTAGATGATATTAACGAAGAACTGGCTACTCTCAATCTCACTAGAGTAAAAGTAGGAGGACGAGATAGAGATTGCTATCAACTATCCGCTGACCTAAGTTCTAAGGTCCAAGAGTACTTCAAGAGGACTCAGGACGAAGTAGAAAGAGCAGCGGAGAGGATAATCTCCCTGACTATGGGGATGACGAAGGAAGAACTAAGGACGAATAGATATAGATATGCTTCCTTCTATGATTACCAGTGGCATTTCTCTAATCCTGACAATGAGAAGTGGTCTCCCCTATCCTTCAATAATATAGTAGACGGATTACGTGGTTGGCATCTTTACTCCTCGCTTAACCTCCTCGCTAAGTCAGATAGAGTGTATGCCTACATTCAACCAGAAGGGAAAGTCTCAGCTATTCATCTCGATGTAGATATCCCCCACCTTAAGAAGTCTTCCTCACTCTCTATGGATTATATCCTCCATGATAAGAAGAGACGAGAGGTTAAGCAGTATCTTATTGGACAGGGATTCTATGTTCAAGACTCTCGAAAGACTGGACTCCACGCCTTCCGTCCTCTCTCATCTTCTGTAAACCCCGAAGCTCTCTCAGATTATCTCTGGAAGATGTCAGGAGATGTAGAGTGTCTCGGTGGTGAGCTAGATGCATCTAATATCACTGGTAAGCAGCTACCATTTCCTTATCTTCACTATCCTCATCAGATAATTGGAATCAATAGAATCTCTGCTCTCCCTTCCGCTCTGACTGTAATAGAAGAAAAGGAAGACGAAGAAAGGAGAGTAGTAGCTGAGGTAGAAGTTAAGAAGACAGAGGACGAGGAAGAGAATGAGATACTCCTTGCTGTGGAATCCTTCATCAATCGGAGATGTAGAGTTAGAAGTAGAACCCCATATGGAGTAGTGGATAATTGGACAGCCTTCCTATTAGCTGGTGGTCCTAGATGGTCAGGGATGACTATAGAGACAGCAGTGGAAGATGTGGCTAGGACGGCTCCCTCTCATTACTCTGATGAGGATAAAGAGCAGCGAGTGATGAGGCTCATCCCATACCTCAAAGCTAGACCTTCCATTGCTCCACCCCTAGTGACCTTTCCCCCCCCCCTCCCCGCTTATAAGTCTTTAAGTCCTAATGGCTCAACCAAGCCATTCTCAAGAGTTCTATCTGAGACTTTCTTGGAGCTTTCGAAGGGTGTATATAGAGGTAGAAATGATAAGAGAGATATGAATCTCTTACGAGTCAAGACCCTAGGATTAGCTCTAGCTTTCCTAGACTGTCAACTTAGGGGTGGTGGTTACTTCGCTCTTTGTCTCTCTAGAATCAGGAAGTGGACAGGTTACAATAAGGACAACAGTAAAGTCTCTCAGGATATTCTAGAGCATATCAGACTCTTCTTCCCTCAGCCTGTTTATGAGGAAGGAACTGAACCCCTCGTCCTCCGCTGGTACAAACACGGTAAGATGCGGAATGCTATTAATGTCTTACACCCAGGGAACGTAATGCAGGCTCTCTTAGGCGAGGCTCCTTGTTCTAGGAGGGTTACCCCTCTGAATCTGGAGGAATGTGTCCTAGAGCCTCTGAGAGTCCCCAGAGGTTACTCTCTCAGAGTTTATGAAGCCACAATGGAACAGGAGATAGAGTCATGTCAAGTCTACGAGACAGAGTCGTCGGAGGTAAAAGGTCCTGGGATGAGTATAACTTCCTCCCTAAACTCAGAGGTACCGATAAGCAGCGAGAATGGTCAGGTCAGATACGCTACGGCCTCTGGATGCAGTTCAGGGGGTTCTATCAATCAGATGACTCCCCTCTCGACGAGGCAACCACTGAGAGATTATTCTCCCTCTATTACAGCATCTTCGACAACGATGATGCCACTTGGTGGATTGCTAATAGAGAAGTGTGTCTAGGTCCTCTCGTCGCCACAGCATTGGGGTGTGGTAAACCCACCGTACCTCCATACTTTAATCCGAAGCAGATGACGGAGGAAGAATGGTGGCAGGGAGTCTCTAGGTATGAAGAGGAGAACTTCCTCCCGACTCTCATGGGTCAGGGGAATGTTTCGATTGCTCGCTCTATCCGGTACCATAAGCTCGTACTACTACGTAATCAGATTGAAACAATTAAGGAGGAGAATCCTTGGCTGGATGACTTCAATCACAATCGGTTGGATGAGGTCCTTCTTCGTCTTTGTCATAAGGTCTCACCTAAGTGGTGGATTGACCACCAGAGAGATGTCTTTGGGGCCAAGCTACCTCTCATCATAAAAGATGCCGAGAACCCTGAGGGTATGAGAAGTAGGCTCCGATTAGTCTAGCTGTTACATCATTGTGACATAGAATCTTTAGATACTCCTTCCCTATTACCAGCGCTTGCGCTAAACTAACCTATAGAGAACAAGAGGTTCTCGGGAGAGTCACATGACTGGTAAGGAATTGAAGTCAGGAGTTGAGAAGAAGGCTATGACGAAAGAAGAGGCTATTACTAAGGTGATGAGCCAGAAGCTATCGCCCGACCCAATGGAGAATTGGGGGATAGCCAAGAAGGTGGAGGAAGTCATGGCAGAGGACCAGCAGTTACTCACTAAGGAAGAAGCCATCGCTGAAGCTGTTGCTAAGGTATCTGCTGAGATTGAACGAAGAGCTCGCCCATTCTTAGTAAGCACGAGCCGTGAGAGCTAATAATGGAGAAACAGACAAGACAACCTGACATCATCGCTCCTGCTCGCAAAGTAGCGGGAGCTGATGGTAAACTATCCACTAAGCAGGTGGCGGACTTCGTAGGACGGCACGTAGCTACGGTGAGGTTTCACGCTGTTGAGGGGAGACTCCCGGGAGTAATTAAAGTAAGTAACAACTGGAGGTACCCTCTATACCTTGCCGACCCTAAGGCCTACGCTGAACTTATCGGGACAACTGGACGAGGAGCTAGGAGTTACCGCGAGCGGGGTAAGGATGCAAAAGCTAATTGATAGTCTCCTTATTTTACTCCTCTGCGTGGAGGGGTTAGTAGTGCTGGGGGTAGGTATTCCAGTCTTATGTGGACTACCACTATCCTGGCTATATCTTGGGCTTCCTCTTCCGCTTGTTAAAACTTGGCTAATGGGGTTAGTTTTAATAACCCTATGTATAGTGTACAAAGAAGGTGTCACTATATGTTCGAGATTGGAGTGGAGTTTACCTTAGTCCCAGACCCTACTTACTCTCCTAAAGTGTTACCATTAATTAGGAAAGAAGTGGTAATCATAAGGAAGGAAGAGTTCAAACTCGAGGACCATATACCACTCCCACCTCAAGGTTCTCGTGAATTCTGGAACTTGGCTGCCCGAGAATTAGGACTAGTGATAGACTAAAACAGCACACCCCCGGTGCCTAATACCGGGGGTGTGCTGCTGGAGGGGAATGGAAGGGTTACTAATTAAGAAGTTAGCCCGTAGCTACAACTTTAGGCTCCCCCTCCTCGTTCTTCTTCGTTCTTTTCGTTGGAAACCTTAAGCAAGCGTGCCAGCCCCTAAAATTATAGAGTGCCATCCGTCCTGCAACTAAGTGTCCACGAACCACCCTAGCATAAGCCACGGCTACGGTGTCATTATCAAGGAGGATACCATAATGGTCCACCTCCCCCTGCTTCCTAGCAATGACACATCCGGGCCCCACATCATCCACTATGTAATTACAGTCTCTGAGTTTGAATAGTGCCTCATGCTCAGGGGTGAAAAGGTCTAGGTACTCCTCCCCATAAACTTCATCGAGGCAGTCCAAGACGAACTGGTAACTGGACATGGGTCCTTCAGTCTGACTAAGTAATGCAGCAACATCAATTAGTTTAGACATGACTCTATTCCGTGGCTCCGCCTACTAGTTGCAGTGCTTCCCAATTAATGAGGTAGTCTTCGAGAAGTTGAGAAAAGTACCTTCTATGTATGTAATGCTTCCTAGCCCAAGTGTAAAGATTAAATCCAGGGAGTTGCATATCCTCCATAAGTTTTCGTCTATACCTTCTCGTCCCGAAGATTAACATCTAAGTCATCCTCTACTCTCATCCATTGATTCCTTAAGGGTTGAGACAGTCCATTCTGATTTAGGCATCAGCATCATCCTTAGTAATGTCCTCTCCTAGTGCTACAGTTAGTGCGTCTTCCCCGGAAGAAGTCGAAGGCGTTCTGTCAATGAACCCGTACACCGCAGAGAGAGCTGGAGCTAGTCCAAATATGGTGAGAATTAGCCACGGTACAATATCCCCAGGGTTTGATGACTGCTGGAAAGCAACGAGTCCAGCTTGGACAGCACTAATCCAAGTGAATGCGAACAGGAGCAGAGCTTTGACGATGTATCTAGAGTTCATTTCTTTCCCTTGAGCTCGTCCAGTTCTGCCTTGAGTTGCTGTACGGCGACCACTAACATCGAAATCATTGCACCTAAGTCTCTCTCTTGTTCTACAGTCTCCCCAACCTGTTTATCCTTCCTTACAAAGTTCGGCAGGGTGCTGTGGTCTACCTCTCCATCTTTACCGCTGATTGCCATAATCTCTGCGACAGCATCCCCTTCGTAGAATGGCGTTCTGTCTGTGAACGACAACGCTGAACAATCCCCGGTGATATAAACATTCCCAGTTGG